TAGAACATTGATTAGAACATTGATTAGAATCTTCATTATCTACAAAGTCTAGAAGAGAATTTGTTATATTATCTATAGAATTAAGAGTACAATTACATTGATTTATTATATTAAATTTTTTGATAGAACAAGTATTTTCTTCTTCTTTATAAATCCATTTATATACTTTTTTTATTTTATCGACAAGAGATGATAATGAAAATCCAAGGTCGCTATCAGAAGATATAAGTATATTTTTTGTTTTTTCTAAAGGAAAAGATATACTTAGATTAATTTTTGTATCTGGTATAACTATATTATTAAAAAATAATAATTCACCGTCTATTGTATAAGGATTATTTTTTTGAAATTCGTCTAGTTGTATAGATGAAAGGTTTAATTTCATGTTATATTGACATTTTCCTTCTTTATAATCTGGATTTTCTACCAGACTAAATACTACAGAATTATCCTCTGTATATTCTTGTAAATAAGCTAATTTGCACATATCAGTGCATATATGCTTTGAATATAATTTTATTTTCCATATGGCAGAAGTTGTTCTAAGAGGATATATCCTTGTATTTTTCATATTTAATTAATATTAATTAAATATATTTTTATTTTTAATAAATATTAAACATTTAAACAATAACTTTTTCCACATAACTGTCTTGGATTATTTCCCATATTTTCACCACAATCTAAACAATGCCAATTATCAGTTTTTTCATTATAACCATAAACTTTATCAATGGGAAAGCGAGATTCGCCTGCACTCTGAGCCCGAAGGGCGATATCTGATTCAATAACTACGTTAATCATGTCATTTGGATCTATAATAACCTGTTTTAAATCATAGTATTGAGTGATTAAATTTTGTTTATAAAAACTTTTTTTTAAACTCTTGAACATATTCTTTAAGACCTCTTTAATAAATTATATTAATAGAGTTAAAGAATTTAAAATTCATGTTTAAATTTTTGTATTTAGTTTTATATATACATCTAACATACTGAAGATATGTCCGATTCTTGAATTTTTATAATTGTCTCTTGTTCCCCTCTTTTTTACATTTTTATACATATTAACAAGAAGATCAATATGTAAATCTGGTTTATCTAAAACCTTATTTAACAAAATATCTTCATCAGGGTTTTCTGGAGGTAAGCATACAGGAAGGCATTCAGACTCGCCACAACAACCATAAGACGATATCCAAACAGAATTTGGATTCGTTGGATCAAATTGTTCCTGTCTAATCATACAAGAACTTAGATCACAAAATCTTCGTACACTTGCGTTTTCAACCAAAAAGTCTCCGATTGTTTCTTTTCCAGGTGGTTGAACATTTTTAAAGAGAGGTGATGCTATCTTTCCAGAATTTGGTTTACTTGTATCTTGATTTCTTGATAAAAATTCACACGCACCATCCCAGTTTTTAGAGCACTTTTCTGCCATATAAAGTTGTGAGTTTAGCTTTGTTGGTCCATATAAATATGCCATTGCTCCAATATCAAAACTTGCATCAGGGTCTTTGTATATTGATGCAACAACAGGGTCCATTGATAATTTTGGATTTAAGCTAGTTCCAAATTGGGAAATTTGTACATAAGGAAATGAACGATTACAACTCATTTATTTATACAATAAATATAAAATTAATTATTATAGAAATACTTTTTAATAAAATAAAATATAATGTATTCATTTAAAACAACTGAAAATGTATATGAGTGGATAAGCTGTATTATAAAAGATAAATTGTATTTTGGACCATTTCCCAACCAAAATATGATAGACTGTCTCTTTAAAGAAAACTTTGATATCATTGTCAACTTAACAATGGATAATGAAAATATCTTTGCCGACTTTTCTAATGATCTAAACGATATAAAAGAAGAAATACAAACCTATAGAATTCCTAAAAACAAATATATTTCTTATCAAATAAAAGATAATAATGTACCAGAATGCCCTCTATCATACTGTTCTTTTATTACAAAGTTAAAGAAATTGTATTTAAAAGATCAAAAAATTTATATTCATTGTAGAGGTGGTCATGGAAGAAGTGGAATGTTATCAGTTTCATTATTATTATCTATCTTTCCAGATAAGAATATAAAGGAAGTAATCGATTTAGTAAATCAATCTCATATTGATAGAATTATACTTCGAAAAAAATGGAAGAATAAAAAAACACCATTTAATTATAATCAATACATGTTCTTACTAAAGGTACACAAGAACATTTATATAAATAATATCAATAAATATTATAACTGGCTTATTTTTAATGATCCCATCTGCTATGAAAAACAAAAATATGACACTATATATAGCTTTTATAATAATTCTATCTTGGATTATAATATTAAAATAGAACAAATCAAAAACAACTTTAAATCTAAAATTAAAACAAATAAAGATATAGAATATAAATTCTACTTGACTTACCTTAAAAATCTTATCATAACAGATTGTGACAATATTCAGTTTTGTAAAGACTATTCAAACATACTATACCAAATTAGAGACGAATTATTAGATCCTTAAAATATAATATACAGATACAGATACCTTATTATAAATTCCTAAACAAATTTTATTTATACATTTAACAAATTTTATAATAGACACAGCAGTCTCATTTTATAACAACAATCTATTTTTAAATATATTTAAAGAATTGAACTAATATATAGATAGCTATACAACTATTCTAAAGCTCGCGTAGCTCAATCGGTAGAGCGTTGGTCTTATGAGCCAAAGGTCGGCAGTTCAATTCTGCCCGTGAGCATATCTTAATCCAGATCTGGATTAAGATAATCTTAAATTAAAAAATATACATAAATATAAAATGAGTTCTGGTAAAAATGCCATAGCAACATTACAAAGCCAATCCGTAACAGGTTTTGTTTTCTTTCATCAATGTGACGCTCAAAAACCTGTTAAAGTTAAATTTTATATAAATGGTCCCCCTAACCAAACACACGCTATCCATATACATGAATTTGGTGATCTAAGAAAAGGATGCGAATCACTCGGTTCTCACTTCAATCCAACAATGGAAACACATGGAAATATATTCCATAATATGCCAAGACATGCTGGAGACTTAATTAATAATATAGTTTTTAATAAAGACGGATTATTTCATTATGAATATAATGATCATTCTATAAGTTTATATCCAAATATTTACTCTATTATTGGTAGATCAATTGTTATTCATGAAAAACCAGATGACTTAGGACTTGGAAAAGGAAAAAATAAAGAAGAATCACTAAAAACAGGAAATGCCGGAAAAAGAATATGCTGTGCAATTATAGGATTAGCTATCAATGAACATTTCTAAATTTATTATATTTTAATAATAAATTTTTACCATCAAAGAAGATCATATTAAATTTACTTTCTAATCTTTTTAATATAAAAAAAACAACCAAAAAGAGCTAACAATAAAATTCCAACAATAAAATAAGAATTAGTATATCTTTCTCTCTTAGTTCTTTCTTCTAATAACTTCTTTTTATACTCTTTATCCTCTTCTTCATCCTCTTCTTCATCCTCTTCGTCATCTTCATTATAATTATAATTACCATTATCCAAATTATTATATTTATTATCGGTTCTTAATCTATTCAATTTTTTTTTTAATACTTCACGTGTTTCTTTAGACATATCTGGATTAAGTTTCTTTTTATTTCTAATTATATCCATACCATTATCCATATCATTATCCATATCATTATCCATATCATTATCCATATCATTATCCATATCATTATCCATACCATTATCCATATCATTATCCATATCATTATCCATACCGTTATTCATACCGTTATTCATACCATATTGGATATCTTTTTCATTATCTCTAAATCTTACTTGTTTTATAGGGGCAGGTAATTCTTTCATATGAATAACTAAATAAGCTTTAATATATTTATCATCTTTCTCTTCTGAATTTTTCCTTATAGCAATATAATGATTCATATGTGTATCATTTTGATATGTAATTCTTTTAGAATATTTTCCTCTTTGAGTTTCTTCAAATTTTATCGATCCATTATCCAGTTCTTCTTGATTTAAAACACAAATGTTTACCTTTTTAGAGGGGTCTTCAGTTTGAAAAACAAATTCCGATTGAAAATTTTTTTTTGTTCCATTTAAATCAATCAATTGCATTGTATTTCCAACTTGTATTTCTTTCTTTACCTCATAGACATTATCATTACTATCCATTTTATTTATTTCATTGTTATTTTTATAAGTTAGTTTTAAAAATATACTCTTAATATAAAAATATATAAACATATATATAATACCGTTATATATAAACATATATATAATGCCGTTAAAAAGAGACGTAATATATCCAATATTTTTAAAGTGTATATCTTATTCTGAAAACGATACATTTTGGAAAGAAACATTCGAAGAATTATCCTATGGTATATGTTTTCAAGGTTCTTATATAAATAAAGGTTTTATATGTTCAAATGTTAAAGGAAAAGAATTTACTTATAAATTTATAGATAAAGAACCAGAAAAAATATACCATGATATTACAAAACTTTTTAAAGAAAAACTAAATATCATGAGTAAAAATGATAGAATTATACTTATTAATGAATTTGAAGAAGTAGAAAAAAATATGAAAAATATTAAAAACTCTGACTGGAATGATATAAAAAAGAAAAGTCTTAAAGATATTCTCTTTCAAAACTTTCTCATAAAATCTAAACAAGAATATGAACTATCAGATTATCAACTAAAAAAAATATATAACTCTATTAATCTCGGTTTAATGCTAAAGTCTATAAAAAATACTGATATCATTTACGATAAAGGAGAAATTAAAGAAATTAAAGGAATTAATTTTTCAAAAGGTAAATATCGAATAGATATAGATATTTATTCAGGTTTGGATGAAGAAGTCTCAAAGGTATCTGAAAAGAAAGATAAAAAACTCTTACGTTATCTCTAATTATAGCCCAAAGGGCGTATACGCTCCGCTATATTAATCTCAAAAAATTAATAATTCAATTTATTTATTTAGCTTTAAATCTTAATCTCATGGGTACTCCAATCTCTGATATTATATTTTTGTCTTTTTTCAATATTTCTCTTTATCTTACATCGTTTTAAATGCTTGATATGGTTCATTAATTATATTGGATGATTCACTATATAAGGAACTTTCTGGTTCACTTTCTGATTCATTTCCTGATTCACTATCTAAGGAACTTTCTGCTTCACTTTCTGATAAATTTTCAATTAATTCTTCTGGTTCAGAATCATCAACAGGTTTTACATAACTTTTCCACATTTTTCCTATCTCTTTCATTTTTTCTTTTGGGGTTAGACTTGGATCAAGTTTGTTCATATATTTCTTTACAAATTTGTTGTATTCACTTAGTTTACGCTTCTGTTTACCAGCTGATTTACGACCTGTCTTTTTTGGTGATTTTTTAACCGACTTACGACGAGAAACACGTCGTGACTTACGACCTGACTTTTTAACAGACTTACGGCGAGAAACACGACGTGACTTACGACCTGACTTTTTAACAGACTTACGGCGAGAAACACGACGTGACTTACGACCTGATTTTTTAACAGACTTACGGCGAGAAACACGACGTGACTTACGACCTGATTTTTTAACAGACTTGCGACGAGAAACGCGACGTGACTTACGGCCTGATTTTTTAACAGACTTACGTCCTGATTTACGACGAGAAACACGACGTGACTTACGTCCTGATTTACGACCTGACTTTCGTCGAGAAGCACCTCCTGATTTACGAGAGACTCGTTCTGACTTACGACCTGACTTTTTTAGTGACTTACGACGTGATGGCATTTATTAATATTAAAAAAAAAGATTTTTTTTTAATATTATTTAATTACAAAATTGTTTTATAAAATGAAAACCAGATATATGAAGAGTTTACTAAACAAAGAATATAATAAGGATAATAAGGATAAAAAGATTATTTCTCTTTTAGATAACAAAGACGAAGAATCAAATGAGGAATCAAATGATGAGGAAGAGGAAGAGGAAGAATCATTTGAGGAAGAAGAAGAGGAAGAATCAAATGATGAGGAAGAAGAAGAGGAAGAATCAAATGATGAGGAAGAAGAAGAGGAAGAATCAAATGATGAGGAAGAAGAAGAGGAAGAATCAAATGATGAGGAAGAATCAAATTATGAGGAAAAGGAAGAATCAAATGAGGAGGAAGAATCAAACGAGGAAGAAGAAGAATATATAAATTTATATGATATAATAAAAAAATATGGATTAACAGAAGAAGAAGCAATAAATATGGAAAATTTTGATAGCGATGAGATAGAGAAGTTGTGTGATATCAAAAAGTCTAATGTAGAAGTCTATAATAATTTTATGAGGGCAAAAAATATTATTAAAGAGAGAGAGATATCGATAGTAGATATAGTTAATGCTGATATTCCTGATGAAAAGAGGGCAAATTTGATAGAGCAGGTTGATTGTCTAAAACAATTGATACCATATACAGAGGAATATTTAATGATAAGAGATCGTTTAAGACATGTGTATCTAAATTATTTATCAGAGTTTTCTTCGAGTAAAGTTTCTATAGAGTCTAATTTAAATAAAAAATTTGCAGAGAGTGATTCGTTGGGTTTTAAAAGAAAACTAAAACGGATAATTTGTTCTGAAAATAATAGGAAAGTTTTAGAAGAAAAAATAGATGAGTTTGAAGATACAGAAAAGGGTGATGAAAAATCAAAATTAAAGAGATGGTTATCAAATGCATTAATTTTACCTTTTGATCAGACTTTAAGTATGACAAATGAAAAAAATACAAGCTTAAAGATAAAGGAAACAAATGAGTTTTTAGATAAAAAATTATACGGTATGAAGTCGGTAAAAGAAAGGTTATTATTATTTCTTAATAAAAAATTAAGAGAGACAAATAGTAGAGGATGTAATATAGCATTAGTTGGAAAACCTGGTGTTGGAAAATGTCTTCATCCAGATACTCCTGTTATTATGTATGATCTAAGTATGAGGTTAGCAAGATATGTAAAAGTTGGAGATTTGTTACTTGGGGATGATGGATCACCAAGAAGTGTTTTATCTATAAATAATGGAAGAGAAGAGATGTTTCGTGTTATACAAGAATTTGGAAGGGAGTATGTTGTTAATAAAAGTCATATTCTTACTCTTAATAAAAATAATAAAACACTAGATATTCCACTTGTTGATGTTATAAATAATTGTAATGACTATTCTCCTGTATCTTGTTCTTATAATGGTTCTATATATTATAGTAGAGCAAAAGAACTTGGAAGAGTAATGGGTTTAAAATTAAATAATGACGATAATATTTTTTCTAAAGATTTGAATAGAATTCCAGATGGATATAGAAATTGGGATTTAGATTCAAAGAGAGAATTTTTTCAAGGTTTAATAGAGACATCTGAATTATCATGTTATAATAATAAATCTATTAATATTTATATGAGTAAAGACAAACCAATATATACTACAATAGATTTGTTAAGAAGTTGTGGATTTAGATGTATCTATAGTGATAACTTTTTAAAAATTCTGGATTATGATGTTAATGAAAAAATGGATATTGTTAGTATAGGTGAAGGAGAGTATTACGGGTTTACCCTTGATATGAATGAACGTTTTGTATTAGGAGATTGGACAGTTACACATAATACTGCGATAGCAAAGGCTTTATCAGAGTGTCTAAATATACCATTTGTTCAATTAAGTTTTGGAGGAGTAAATAACCCAGAATTTTTAATGGGTCATGAATATACCTATATAGGAAGTAGACCAGGAGAAATTTCAAGATGTTTGACAAGAATGGGAGCTAAAAATGGTATAATATTTCTTGATGAATTTGACAAGGCTACCGATAAAAAAGATATCATGTCATCCCTCTTACATGTTACTGATTTTTCCCAAAACAATGAATTTAGGGATAATTATTTTCCAGAGCTTACTCAAGATCTAAATAAGATATGGTTTATCTATAGTATGAATGAACTTCCATCTGATCCAGCAATGTTAGATAGACTTGAAGTAATAAAAGTGGATGAGTATACGACGAATGATAGAATACTAATATCTAAAAACTATTTATTTCCAAAGTATATATCAGAGTTATCTCAAGATATTGGAAATAATATTATAATAACAGATTGTGGAATAAAGAAAGTTGTTGACTATTCTTCTGGAGGTCTTGATAAAAAGGGTGTAAGAGATCTTGAAAGATATATAAATGTTATTATAGAAAAAGTATACTTTTACCTGTCTAATAGAGATGTCAATTTTGAGTATGAATGGTTCAAAAAGATGTCTAAATTAGATAAAGATGGAAAAGTCATAGTGAATGAAGATCTTGTTACAAAGATATTAGAAGATTTAAGATCTAATAGTGATAATAGTTTTCTTAGTATGTATACATAAACAAATATAGTATTATCCAGTTCTATTTTTAGAATTATAAATAAGAAATAAAATATAAATATTAATAAATGAAATTAATATTTATTCTTTCCGTATTTATATTATTAATATTACTTATATTAACGTCTTTGTTAATAAAATATTATAAAGTAAATAAAGATAATTTTGATAACAAAAAAAACAAAAAAGCGATATGTATTTTAAGCACTAAACTTACAGATATTTTATATAACTTTGTTACCGATTTAAAAGATAGTGATTCTAACAATTTATATGATTATTATATATGTGTAGATAAAATATTAAATGAAAAGGATTTTTTAAAGTATAATCAAAATAATATAAACATAATAAATATAGAAAATAAGATACCTGAATCTTACGGATTTAAAGGATCAGTTTTATATTTTCCTAAAAATGCATGTTCAAGAGATAAAGCTTTATATTATTTTTCAATGCTAAATACTTCTTATAATCATACATGGTTCATAGAAGAAGATGTTTTTTTCTATAATCTTAACACAATCATTAGAATGGATAATAAATATAATGATTCAATTGATTTATTATTAAGAGATCTTACTATCAAAAAAGAAAGGAATCCATTAACTTGGTATTGGCCTATAATAGAAAGAAAAATAGAACTTCCTTGGGCTTGTGGAATGATATGTATTATCAGAATTTCAAAAACTTTATTGGAAAAGATCAAAGATTACGCTTTAAAAAATAAAACTTTATTTTTAGATGAGGCATTATTTTCTACTATCGCTCTTCATAATAATCTAAAAATATATACACCAAATGAATTTCAAACAGTATATGAAAATGATTGGGCAAAAATGAAGGATAATAATTGGGATGTAAATAAAGTACATGGTAGAGTAAATATGAACATTTTTTTTCATCCGGTAAAAAATTTAGATGATCAAATAAAATATAGAGAAATGATAAAAAAAGGAAATCTGCAAGTATAATTTTTTTTAATTATAAAACTTATAATTAAAATGAGGCATATTGTAGTTTCTATGATAACATTATTATTGTTATTTATAATATATTATCCTGTATACAAAATATATAAAAGAATTAAAAGAAGGACTCCTAATCCCATTAAATGTCCAGAAAATTGTTAATAATTCATTATCGATTGTTCTATCTGAATCCTTCAGTCTATATTTCTATCATTATAATTAAGAATAATTACTATTCAATATCATCTTCAATATCATCTTCAATATCATCTTCAATATCATCTTCAATATCATCTTCAATATCATCTTCAATATCATCTTCAATATCATCTTCAATATCATC